GCTCCACGGTTTGCCCGTTTTCTTTGAATCGCCGGGTCGCCTGCCTCACAATCGCGTCGTTCTCCTCCTGAGTCAGCGCCCGGATCCGGAAGGGAACCGGATCCCCCTTTTCGTCCTGGAACCGCCTGGAGACAACGACCTCTTTCTCCTCCCGCGTGGTGACCGGGTTTAAAAATGCAGAAAGTTTACTCATTCTTCTCCTCCTCAGTTACCCAGCTGGGCCGGGTCATTGAACGCCTGAAGCCGGGCCACACGGGTATATGCAAAGTTAAAGTCGTAATTGAGCATGGCCTCTTCGTCATTGAGGATGCTCAGCGGAATGGTTCCCGTCAGGGTACACCCGTAATAGGCCATCACCTGGGAGCCGATACTGGTGGCGGGATCGCTGTTGGTAATCTGCAGGTCAAATTCGGGCATCACGCCGGTCTGGATGTACTGCAGCACCATATCTGTCCACAGGTTTGTGCCGTAGTAGATGTTCCCCGTCCCAGTCAGCTTGGCCCCGTTGTTCTTGTTCTGGATGGTGCGCGTTCCGATGACCCGCATATCGTTGGACTGGATCTCCGCGTTGGTGGTGATGTTGCGCATACAGGCCACTTCCATATTTTTTCCGTTTACTGTGACAAAGATTTTGCCCTCGGCGCCGTTGACGGTATCTTTTGCAAGTAAGTAAGACATTCTCCGCCCCTCCCTCAGTTCACCGTAATGGTGCAGTATATCTTCTCAACCGAATCCACCGGCTGAATTGCAATATTTACCATAATGGCGTCGATAGCCTCTCCGGCCAGCACTTCCACGTCCGCGGCCTCAAAATTCTGAATCCCCCCGTTGGCCTGGATGTCCAGCAGATAACCCACAATGGCGGCTTTGAACTGAGCGCGCCCGTCCTCGTTGTTGTTCACCACGCCGATATAGGAATCAGAGAACTGCCGGTAAATGTCGTTGGCGATAGTGTTGAGCAGCCGCATCACCCGATTCTTGTGGAAGGGCTCGGAGATGTCCGGGGTGTAAGTGACCAGGGAATTGATGTCCTGCTCCACCTTGACCACGCCTCCGTCGGCGAACAGCACAAACTGGCCGGAGGAAAGGGCGTCCTCATAGCCGCTGTTGGTCAGCAGAGGGGACACGGCAACCGCGTTGGGGTATGCGGCATAGGTCAGGCTCTGGTTGTACATGGCCCCGGCCTGAGCGCCCCCCACCCACCATGTGGTCTGGGCCGCTGTCAGCGCGGTTCCGTCGGAAAGCGTCACGCCGCTCTCCACGTCGATAATAAGCCGGGAATCTGGATTCGTAAGGCCGGAGGCTACCAGTTGGGCATACACGCCGGCCTCCTCTGCAATCCGCTTGACAAAAGCCGCCATCGCGTCCTGCACGGTGCTGTCCGCGCCGTCGTAGATCATAATGTCGAACTTGTAGGGCTCAATCGCAGACAGATAGGCGGAGTAGGCCGCGCCCTGCACCGTGCCGTCCTCGCCTCCAGTAAGCGGTTTTCCGGTATCGGCAGTCAGCGCCCCGGTCCCCGAAAACACCACCCAGCCGTTGGCAGTCAGGGTGTCCGCAGTCTTCGCCGTCTGCTGGTCCACCACGCTCCCGTCCACCACGGTGGATACGGTGAACGTATCAGCCGGTTCGG